ACCACATCATTACGGCTTCAGGAGTATTCCAACCTACCGAATTATCAAGCCCTGCTGCCTCTCTTGCTTTAAGCATTCGTCTGAACGCTCGCAAATAGTTATCTCGATACTTTGGGTAGCGTATAAAATTAGCTTTCATACCCTTACCGCCCTGCATAGGGCAACCGATACATCCAATACGCTTATTGCCACATTGATACAAAGGATTTGATTTACAACCGTAGTGGTTAAGGAACTCCCACACATCCTCGTCGGTCCAATCAATGATAGGATTTACAAGCGTTGAAGTTGTCCTATAACACCGCTCAACCATTCGGCGACTTTCGTCATTATCGGTGTTAAGAATTATTCCGCCTTTTGAGCTCTGCTCATATTCCGCTTGTAATTCTTCTGCAAGCTTAATTGTTGTTTTAGGTTTACCGATTAACTTAACAACGCCACCATTTTGCTTTCTGCTTGCGCTTTCAGCCCAACGAACGCCTGTAACCTTAATTCGTCCTTTGCCGCCTTTTTCCTTTAACTCACTACAACAATAACGAGCTAATCTTGTAGGCGGTATTTTCTTTTTCTCAATCAACTGCCACATTGAGTATTGAGGAGTGACAACTTGGACTTTCGGGATTGACTTGATATATCTAACTGTTTCAGGTGCGTCAACTGTTGTAAGATTATGTACTATATCGTGCTTTACTCCTGCAAGGTCAGCAAGAATACGAATGCAGTCGCTGTCTTTACCACCGCTGTAACATAGATAATACGGCTCGTCCACAGGCTCAAACGCTTTTAAGCGTTCTATTGCCGTGTTTATTTTTGTTTTTAATTCACTCATAAAATCACCTCATCCTGCTGCTACTGCATTAAATTCTTTCATATTGTCGCAAGATTTATCACACAGCCATTTACAATTTGCCATAACAAGTGCTTTAGAAAACGGCGGCGGTACTGCGTTACCGCACCTTGCTACTTGCTTGGTTTTGTTATACTCCTTGCCGTTGCAGTCCTTATCAATTATGTAATCATCCGGGAAGCCCTGCGCCTTGTATAATTCTTTCGGCTGTAACATTCGTAAGCCTATATCGGATATAAAATATTCAACTCCGTTAATGCAGAAAATAAGCACCTGATTAGCTGATATATTCCAATCTGTGTAGGTGTTGAGCAACTCTCTTATCTCGTTCCAATGTCCGAGGTTTTTACTATCGTATTCTCTCAAATAAACATCCGTCTTTGCAAAGTGATTTGCGTGAGCTGTTATGGTAGGTATCGGCTCATTAATTGCCTTGCAATCCATATTTTTGCGGAGTATAGTCAAATAGCTTTCGCATAAGAAATGCCGAGGCTTAACAGTTACTGTTTGCAAAGGATTTAAAACGCTGTTAGCGTGGTCTGCGCCGCCGTAATACTGAGTTAAATACGGCATTGTCAGCGAATTATGGTCTATTGCCGTCACGGTTGGTAATGGTTTATCAATTTTGCTGCCGACAACACCGCCAAAGTATTTAGAAAGATACGGCGAAATTAAGTAGTGACAATTAACAGACGTTATTGTTGTCAACGGCGAAACAATACTGTCAGCACTGTTTTTAAATTTCAATGTTGAGAAAAACGGTGTAAAAAGAGCATATCTCGGAGTGCTATCAACAGTAAAAAGAGGCTGATTAAGTCGTTGCCCTCTTACTTCCGATTTAGCCGTTTCACTGTGATATTGAATAAGTGCAGGCGTTACAAGATATTGCTTGCAGCTGCTTACTATCGTTGTAAGCGGCTTGTCTATATCCTGTAATCGTGGCTTTTGACCTTTTCGTTCGCCATATCCTATAGGAATGATAAACGGCTTTTCTTCCTTAATCACAAATTTGTCAAGTCCTCTTGCAATTCGCCTTAAAGTATTCGTTACAAGTGGCTTTTTGCGTTCAAATATGCTTTGTGCAGGCAAAGAAAAATCTATACAGTCGGCAGCGGTTTTCCAAGGCTTAAGCTTGCCACTCTTAACTTCTTCGCTGTTTGGGTCGCCGTGTGTAGGCTTCGGGAAAACTATAGGTTCACCGTCACACCTTGCAACAAGAAAGAATCGCTTTCTTATAGTCGGCGCACCATAGTCGCAAGCTCTCAACTCCCTATGCTCAATCTCATATCCGAGTGCCGAAAGCTGACTTTTCCAACGCTCGAATGTTTGACCCTGCTTTGACTTAACCGGCTTACCTTTGCGTACAGGACCCCAAGTCTGAAACTCTTCTACATTTTCAAGGATAATAACCCTCGGTCTTACCATTCCTGCCCATTTGAGTACAATCCACGCAAGTCCTCTTATATTCTTATCTACAGGCTTACCGCCTTTCGCCTTGCTGAAATGCTTGCAATCGGGTGAAAACCAAGCAAGTCCTACCTTATGACCTTGACAGATTTCCTTTGGGTCTATGTCCCATACACTTTCCTGATAATGACGAGTGTATGGGTGATTTGCTTTGTGCATTGCAATAGCGTCCGGGTCGTGGTTAATTGCTATGTCAACCGGGCGACCTGTTGCGAGTTCAATTCCGCAGGAAGCACCACCGCCACCTGCAAAGTTGTCAATAATCAATTCGTCAAGAAAGTTTAGTTGTCCTTTCATTCTATTTCCTCAAATTCTGTATTTTCGTTTACTTGCGCCGGGGTTTGTCCTTTTTCACCGCAAAAGCTGACTTGATTTGCAATCACTTTTACGCTTTTCCTATTTTCGCCTGTATTCGCAACATAATTATCTGTTTGCAGTCTGCCCTCAATTGCAATCATTGAGCCTTTGTGAAAATACCTTTTCAAAAACTCGGCAGTCTGCCGCCAAGCGGTACAATCTATAAAGTCACAAGCACGGTTGTCCTTGGAATAACCTCGGTCAACCGCAATTTGAAAGTTTATAAAAGACGTGCCCTCATTTGTCGCCATTAACTCAGGCTCATACGTGAGCCGTCCCATTAAAACAACACTATTTATCATCTTTGCTCCTCTTAGGTACTTCAATACACATTCCTTTTGAGCCTATTAAGCTCTTTAAAACACAATAATTAATCTCCTGGTTCGGATATCTCTTCATTGTGCCTTTTATCATTTCCGTAACTTGTTCAAGTGCAAAAAGAATAAAACTTGTTTCGACAGCCGAACTCGGTGTTATTGCTGATACAATATTATCAACTTCAAGCTGAGCAATTTTTAAGTAATTTTCCTCACTTTTCTTTCCGTCAGTCATTCCTTCCATAAGAAGCCGGCTTACTTTTTCAATTCTTTCCTCTGATGTCATAATGTTTCTCCCTTTATATATTTTTGCTCTGAACCTAAAACAATTTCGCTGATACTCGGCTCAAGCTTTCGTGAATATTTATATTTTTCTGTTTCGTTATAAATGCGGCGATACCTTGCTTCCTGCTCAGGTGTCAAGCAATTACAGTCCTGATGAAATTCGCCGAAAGCGTCCCAATGCAGGCTATGTAATTCCAACTTGACTTCGCTTATCGCCGGTGGAAAAGGTTTGTTGCTTATAAGCCTGTTAATTGCCATTAACATAATATCAACCGGCACACTTTCAAATTGCATAGTCCAAATTGAAATCGTCCCCATTGCTTCTTCCTTAGTCATTCCTTTGTAAGAGTTTGGATATGCTGCCTTTAGCAATGCCAAAACCTTAGTCGTTTCATCACGTGTCATTTTAGCGCCGCCCTATCATTTGCGAGCGAAAGGAATATGTTGTTGCCGCTCTGCTCCGGGCTTTCCGCCTGATACTCGTTTAGGTACTCGCCGAAGCGTGTGCCAAAAAGCGTAGACGGCCGCAAGTACAAGCTCATTTTTGGGTCGTTGCCCCAGCTTTTGAATTTCTTATCAATTACCGTCTTGAAATCCTCAACCATGTAGCCCTCATTCATCCTTGCCCTGATTAACTCTTTCATTTTTTTGCCGTTCGGCTTATAGTGCGCACCGATTTTATTATTAAGATATTCAACAATGACCTTGATATCGTCGGTGCTTATATCCTCAGCGCTCTTGTCTGCCTGCTGCCATTCGACTTCGGGCAGTTCGTATACCACCTTTTCAACGACGGCTATCTTGCCCTCGCATTCGTATGTAATCTTAAGCTTATGCTTCGGCTTAGCCTTGTATAGCTTGCAGTCAACAACTGCCCTCGTTACATCGTCAAGCGTAATCTGCGTAAAATCCGCTTTGCATTTTTCAAAACTTTCATTCCTGCAGTTTGGGCAAATATCATTTGTAAAAACTTCCATATTTTTTCAACTCCTATTGATTTTTAATAAGAGTTGTGATAACATAATAGTGTTGTATGGGTTATCACAACTCATTTAATGCCGTGCAGAATGTTGTCCCATTCTGCGTTTTCTGAGAAAATGTAACGGCACTTTCTTTCAAAGCCATTCCGCTTGCGGAGTGGCTTTTTCTTTTGCCTGATTTTAATAGCGATTAAACATACTGCGCAATAAAACGCAAAAGCGGCAAGCACAATCAACGGCAATTTATACATTTTTTCACTTCCTTTCCTTTTTACTTAAGCTTTGCAAACTCCTCAGGGTGATTTGAATAATATAGGCTCATTGATTTTTCAAGCCTTTTTCTGATATTTTTCCTCAGGCGCTTTTCTTCCTCGGCGGTCAGCTCTTCAAACGGCTTAACCGTGCCGTCTTCCATTATTACGCTGACTGTCGCCGTCAGTTCTTTTCTTTTTGCCATTTCATCACCTCAATAAAAAACTATGATGATACTTTTTGTCCTTATCACTAACACTTAACCAAAACAGCAGAGCTAACTATCTATAACTTAAGAAAAGGGGGTTATGTTTGATTTATTCATATATTTTTGGAGAAAAATAAAACTATGGAGTTGATAGCTTCCCGGCTGATTTCAGTTGAACAGTAAGGGGATATTTCAGCCTGCACCCTGCTGCCTTGATTAAGTGTTAGTGATTTTTATTAAAAAAGAAATTATCAAACTTTGTGGTAACTTACGGAGTTACTTCTGAGGCAAAAAAAATTTCTTTTGGGTTTTCAATTTTTAAAACATTCATCATGATTTCAATTTCATCTGAGCCAAATTCTTTTTTCTTAAGCCTCGAATAAAAAGTTCTTTCAGAAACACCAATTAAGGCGGCCATTTGAGCGTTGGTTATTCCGTTTTCTACGAGTTTTGCTTTAAATTTTCTGACATTTAACATTTTATCAATACCTTCCCTTCGTTTTGATGAGTAACTTATCACGTTACAACTATAATATAGCACCACTTTTGTCGCTTGTCAAGTTATTTATTGCATTTTTTATGAAAAAAATTTCTTGACAAGTTACGAAATCAACTATATAATGCAATTAGAGGTGAATGTTATTGAGTATTGGAAAGAGAATTAAAGAAATAAGAATTTCTAAAAACATAACGCAAGACGAATTAGCATTAAAAATCGGAACTACAAAGCAAACAATATATAAGTATGAAAATGAAATAGTTACAAATATACCTTCTCAAAAAATAGAACTTATTTCTAACGCTTTGAATACAACACCTGATTATTTAATGGGTTGGAGCGACAAATCTACTGACGATTTATATTCTATTCCCGGAATAAATCCTATTCCAAAAACTTATAAACGCCCACGCTTAGGTACTATCGCTTGCGGTGAGCCTATTCTTGCTGAGGAAAACATTGAGACATACGACGATATCCCTGATAACATAAAATGTGATTTTACATTAGTATGTAAAGGCGACAGTATGATTAATGCTCGAATCAATGACGGCGATATTGTTTATATCAAGCAACAAAGTCAAGTCGATAATGGTGAAATAGCCGCCGTGTTGATTGACAACGAGGCTACACTCAAAAGGGTTTACATATATGAGGATAAGGTTGTACTTCAGCCTGAAAATACAAAATATCCCCCCTTTGTGTATACAAAAGAGGAAATGAACAATATCAGGATATTAGGTAAAGCAGTAGGCTTTACAAGTTTACTTTCTTAATTAGCTTACTCATCAATATAATTTAAGCGAAATAGGCAGGCACTTATTTCGCTTTTTTTATTAGACAATTGAAAAAGGGGATAAAATGAAAGACGAATATAATTTAACCGAACAAGAATTATTGTATAAGCTCGCTAAGGAAAATAATTCTTATATTTCTAAAGATACTTTTAGAAAAATAAAACCTTTTATGCAAAAGGTTGATATTAATGTCAGTTTATATGAATTTAGTATAGATACGTCACGTAATTTTAAAAATTATGCAGCATACTACGTTGTTGAAAATAACGGCCAAGGCAGAGGTTATATTTTCTCTGCAAATAGCACTGGTGTTTGTGAATTTATACATAGTGGTGAAGAACTGTATTTATATAATTGTGATTATCAACATAAGAAAAGAAACAAAATTAAGCCAAAACAAATACTCGGCATAATTCTTTTATTAATAATTCTTTTGTATACATTGTTTGCACTCGAACCGCTATTCGGAAAGCCTCCTATTTTTCTCGCCGGTCCTATTGCTTTGATAGGAATTTATCAAATAGCGAAATGGCTTATACCTAACTTAACAGGTAAAAAATCTTTAGAAAATAGCGAAATTGATAACTTGAAAAGAATTAATTATATTCTCGGTCAAAATGACAAAGAATTAGAAATCAATGTAAGAAATAAGAGAGATAAATATTACGAAGAAAAACGTAAAAAAGACGAAATTTGTGCACCGAAAGCCAAAGAGCTATCTGATAAATTTTGGGATATCAAACTTAAGGAAATGGATTTATCTAATTCTTTAACAACATATTTAAATAATATATATCCATTCATTACTCCTATTGAATATTTTAATATTAAAAGTCAAATCCAAGATTTAAAAGATATTTTTCCCGAAGAATATTACAAATTCATCTTTCAATATGAAGATTTAAAAGATATTGCAAATATTCCAGATGACCAACTTATTTTCAACAATAAATTTTATTTGCAAATTGAAAATCAATTTGTAAAGCAAAATTACATTCCAACTCAATACACAATAACCCAAGCTATTCATCTTCTCTATAATATAAAATTAAGAATTAATGATAACTATGGCTTGTTAGATAAGGAAAAGTCATTTTATACAAACCTCGATAAAGTTACTGAATACAGTATTTTTTCTCACCACACTCGCCAAAGTTTTTTAAGTGCAATAGATATAAATGCAGATTTTTTTTCAACAGAACCTTACGCAGATTTTCCTATTCATCTTGAGCCTTATATTAATCGTGACGGAAAAAAAGTATTCCTTGCAATTTTAACACGCACTGACGAAGATTTAGGCGAAATCAATATTAAAAAGAGCGAACTACTTTATAATAACTCAGACCATAACATAACAGCTAAAATCATAAAAATTACAGGTGGAGAGCCTCCTAAAACATATTATGGCTGCAATATTAAGGTAACAATAGATTAGGTAGGTGATTAAATGAAATATGCCGCAGCATACATCAGAGTATCTGATGACCGGCAGGATGAATACTCCCCGGACAGTCAGCTTAAGCTCATTAGACAATACGCCAAAAACAATGATTATATAGTGCCTGATGAATATGTATTTTACGACGACGGAATATCCGGCAGAAGCGTCAAAAAGCGTAAAGCCTTTAACAGCATGATAGGCTATGCAAAATCGAAAGAGCACCCATTTGACGCAATTCTCGTTTGGAAATTCAGCCGTTTCGCTCGAAATCAAGAAGAAAGTATCGTCTATAAATCAATGCTTCGTAAAATTAATGTAGCCGTTATTTCTGTCAGCGAAACAATCGACGATTCACCTTTTGCTCCGCTGATTGAAAGAATAATCGAGTTTATGGATGAATACTATTCGACAAGACTTTCACAGGAAGTTACAAGAGGAATGACGGAAAAAGCAAGCCGTGGCGAGGTAATGACGATTGCGCCGTTCGGCTATGATTTAAAAAATAAGACGTACATACCAAACGATAATGCCAAAACCGTTAATTATATTTACGATTCATATTTAGCAGGCAAAGGCTACCGTGCAATAGCACAGGAATTATCCGCAATGGGAATCAGAACGAAGCGAGGCAACATTCCTGATAATCGCTTTGTTGAATATGTTTTACAGAATCCTGTTTATATTGGCAAAATAAGGTGGTCGCCTGAAGGTAAACAATCAAAGCAACGTTACAAGGGTGACAACAGTAACGTAATGATAATTGACGGCAAACACGAAGCAATTATTGATACAGACAAATTTGAAAGGGTGCAGGATATGATAGCAGACCAAAAGAAGCGCTATGGCAAATATCAACGCAGGGAACAGCCTGTTCAATTTATGCTCAAAGGCTTAATGCGCTGCGGCAACTGCGGTGCTACTCTCGTATATGTCGGCACTCAAAGTCCTGCAATGCAATGCCACCAATACGCAAGAGGTGTTTGTAAGGTTTCACACAGCCTCTCTATTGCCAAGGCAAACAGAGTTGTTATAGACAAAATTGAGGAAACACTCAAAACATTAGATTTTAATATCATTTATAAAACGCAAAACAATCTGCAAGAGAATATCGACTACGATAAGCTTATCAAGCAGGAAAAAGAGAAAATCCGCCGAGCAAGTGAAGCATACGACGCAGGCTTTGACACACTTGAAGAATACGGCATAAAAAAGCGCACCTATCAATCACGCATTGATAAATATGAGAATGCAAAATCAAAAGTGCCGCAAAAAGAAAACAAGGCAGTTCCTAAGGAGTTTGTTGACAAAGTTGCAAGCGTTTTAAAAACGATTAAATCCCCCGAAACAGACGAAGCAGTTAAAAACGAAGCACTCCGCTCCGTTATAGACCATATAACATACGAAAAAGAAGCTAATAACCTCGCCATTTATTTTTATCTTTGACCTATATCTAAAAGCAATACGGTGGGCCGCAAGGGGAACTCGGTGCGTCGCTTCGCTATCTTTCTCAGCGATATTCAATGCCGTATCCCGAACTCAAGGGATTGCTTACAGACATAGGCGTTGAGGAATTGGGGCACCTTGAAATGATAGGAACAATGGTACACCAACTTACTCGCAATTTGACAGAGGATGAGATTGAGAAAAATCCTAACTTTATGGCATACTTTGTTGACCATACGGCAGGAGTTTATCCGACAGCGGCAAGCGGTGCGCCGTGGAATGCGGCAAGCATAGCCGTAACGGGCGACACTATCGGCGACCTAAACGAAGACCTTGCGGCAGATGGTACGATTGTGTAAAGACAACATTGAGGTTTTAAAAGATAGTTCCCAATAATCTGGCATACTAGCTGCCAGATATGA